GCGTAGTGCCGCTTCTACTGGAGCCGCTAAGTCTTCTTCTATGTTCGCTTTGGTTGTTCCTAGCTAATTGCAGTTGCGCCCCCTGCCCTAGTGGTGGGGGGACTTTTTTAACTTAATTAGGAGAAATTAAAATGGCAACCGCATCCGCAGTAGTTTCCCGCCGTGGTAATGACCAGTTCCGTGGCATTTTCAGTGACACTTGGGTAGTGAGAGCTACCTTGGACGCTGGTTCACTTGTTAATGGTGCTGGTGAAACAGATGATGTGACAGTGGCTGGTGTCGCCTTGGGTGACATGGTTATTGGTGCATCTTTAGGTGTTGATTTGGTTGGTTTGACTGTCACTGGCTATGTCAGTGCCGCCAATACCGTCAAATTCCGCATTCAGAATGAATCAGAAGCAACCGTGAATCTTGATTCAGCAACTTTGCGTATTGTTATCGCTCGCATGGTGTAATGATAGGGGGGCTAGTCCCCCCTTTCTCTTTGAAAGGTTTTATGGCTACTTTTCGTTGTCTCCAGTCAGGTAATACCGTGACTTTCACCTTGCAACATGACATTGACTCCATGAAGGGTCATCAAGGTTATGTGAGGATAGATGAGCCAGAAGTAACCATAGAATCTGATAATCCTGTTCGTACAGATACCGCCTTTCGTGCGCCTGTCATTCCAACAATCAAAAAAATGGGAAGACCCCGAAAGGTTGTAAATGTCTGACATTGATGCACGAGATTTTGGTAAGTTAGAGGCTCAAGTGGATGCTCTACAAAAAGAGGTTCATTCTTTGAGTTATGACGTTAAAGCCTTGCTTGAACTGGCAAACAAGGGTAAAGGCGGCTTTTGGGGTGGCATGATGGTCGCCTCTGCTGTCGGTGGCCTGATTACCTTTGTGGCTGACAGGGTGTTCAAATGAAAGAGGGCTTGTTATCAGGTCAGGTTTGTCCACTTCCTACTCAGGATGTGGAGTTGAATCTTAAGAACCGCAACAATGCTTTCAAGAAGTTTGGTTATGGCCCACCCAATCCAGACGAGACAAATACTGCATTTTGGCTGACCAAAGCCAAGATGTATAACGCACCCACAGATACCGTCAAAACGATGCTTTGTGGCAACTGTGCGGCTTTTATCCAGACTCCGAAGATGATGGAGTGCATCAAGGGTGGCTTGGAAAAAGGCAAGGATTCTGAGAATGAACTTGACTATGACCAGCAGTTTATTGAGGCCGCTGATCTAGGTTTCTGTGAGTTGTTCCACTTCACTTGTGCTGCGGCAAGAACCTGTGATGCTTGGAAATCTGGTGGTTCTATAAAGAAGGATTGACATGAAAACATCTGCGAAATCTCCCAAAACAACCCCCAAAAAGGGTATCCCTGTAACAGTCATGATTGCTGTTGGCAAGCCAAAGAAGGCTATGCCGATGCCTATGCGTGGTGGTCGTACCGCTACCAACATGATGAAAAAATCTTCACGAGGTAAATAATGTCAGCTTTAACCGCACCCATCACACTCCTGAATGGAGTTGGCGCAACTGGCGCATCTACAGCAGTTCAAGTAGATACTGGTCAACCAGCATTCTTGCAAGTTTCAGGCATCACATCAGCTACTGTTGCCTTGCAAGGTAGCCTTGACGGTACTAACTGGTCAACCATTGGCACTGCTTTGACTGCTAATGGCATCATCACTATCCAAAATGCACCCAAGTATTTGCGAGCCAATTGCACCGTTTATGTTACTGGCACTATCACCGCCAAAATCATGTACTAAGGAGAAACCCTATGAAAATGACTAAATCTGCTAAAAAAGTGAAGAAGGTCATGGGTGAGTACAAGGAAGGTACTTTGCACTCTGGCAAGGGTGGCCCTGTGGTTAAGAGCCAAAAACAGGCTATTGCCATTGCTTTGAGTGAGGCTGGTAAGGCCAAACCCAAGAAGAAGATGAAATGAAACAAGGACTCTACGCCAACATTCACGCCAAACAAGCTCGTATCAAGGCTGGTTCTGGCGAGAAGATGAACAAGGTGGGGTCTAAAGCCGCACCTACAGCCGCTGACTTCAAGCAGGCGGCTAAGACTGCAAAGAAGCCTAAAAAGGCTAAGTAAGTTTGTGTAAGTTTAACTGGGGATAGACATGGGAATGTTGAAAAAATTGGTTCGTGGTGGCGCAGTAGCTTCATCTAAGAAGATGGCTCCTGCAATGGCGGGTGCTGTGGCTGCTGCTGCTCCAAAAAAGATGGCTCCTGCGCTTGGTGGTGCTGTTGCTGCTTCTAAGCAAATTCAACCAGCTTTAGGCGGTGCTGTTGCACAAGCTCCTAGTAAAGCACCTCTGGGCAACCTTCGGTCTTCAGTAAAGTCAATGGCTGCTAATGTCAAAACTGCTGTTGAAAAACAACCCGCATTGCAAAAAGCTGTTGCATCACAAGCCAATAAGCCTGTTGGCAAAGTAGTTGGTGGATTGGCAAGTAAATTCCTAAAACGGCGTTAAAAATGAAATCTCCCACTTGGCAAACAAAAGCTGGTCAAAATCCTCGTGGCGGCTTGAATGCCAAGGGGAGAGCCTCTTATAATGCAGAAACTGGTGGTAATCTCAAAGCACCAGTAAAGTCGGGGGATAACCCTCGCAGAGCAAGTTTCTTGGCTCGTATGAGTGGCAATGATGGCCCTGAATACGACAAGAAAGGTGAACCAACAAGACTGCTTCTTTCGCTAAAGGCTTGGGGTGCTAACTCCAAAGCTGACGCAAAGGCAAAAGCTCAAGCTATATCCGCAAGGAACAAAGCAAAGGCTAAAAGCAGATGACATACTTAGAACTTGTAAACGATGTCTTAATTCGGTTGCGTGAACCAACTGTAGCAACCGTTACTGCAACAAGCTATTCCACTTTGATTGGAAAGTTTGTCAATGATGCAAAGCGTCAGATTGAAGATGCTTTTGCATGGAATGTCTTGGGTACAACAATTACAATTACCACATCGGCTGGTACTTACTCCTATGCCTTGACTGGTTCTGGTCAGAAGTTTCAAGTTATTGACGTTCTGAACACAACTAGCAATATCGGCATGAAAAACATTGACTTTGCGTCAATGAACCGTAAACAGAATTTTTCTACTCCTGTCAGTGGCATTCCTTCAGAATATGCCTTTGATGGTGTGAATGGTAGCTATGACACCAAAGTAACGCTTTATCCTCGTCCTGATGGCGTTTACACAATCCCATTTAGCTTGGCAGTGCCACAAGCTACATTGTCATCAGACCAGACTGTTGTGCTTGTTCCTGATGTTTTGGTTGTCCAGAATGCTTATTCTCGTGCTTTGGTTGAACGTGGTGAAGACGGTGGTTTGAGTTCCTCTGAAGCATTCTTGTTGTACAAGTCTATGCTGTCTGACTACATTGCATTGGAAGGCACTCGTTACCCTGAAAATCAGGAATTCATTGCTATATGAGCAAGCCACTGATAACTTATGGCATCTCAGCCCCCGGCTTTTATGGGCTGAATACCCAAGACTCGCCATTAGATTTGGTGTCTGGGTTTGCTGCAATTGCCACTAACTGCGTGATTGACCAATATGGTCGTGTTGGTTCACGCAAGGGTTGGTCAAGAGTTAACTCATCTTCAGGCAATCTTGGCGCAAACAACATTGGTGTCATCCATGAGTTAGTCCAAGTTGATGGTACTTTGACTGTCCTCTTTGCTGGCAACAACAAACTGTTCAAGTTGGATAGTTCCAATGCTGTTGTCGAGTTGACCTATGGGGGAGGGGGTACTGCTCCTACCATCACAGCTAGTAACTGGCAGTGTGCATCATTGAATGGCATCACTTACTTCTTCCAGCTTGGTCATACGCCTTTGATCTATGACCCTGCTGTTAGCACCACAACATATCGCAGAGTTTCAGAGAAGACTGGCTATGCTGGTACTGTGCCACTTGGAAACATTGCTGTTTCTGCGTTTGGTCGATTGTGGGTTGCTGAGACATCTAGCGACAATGTAACTATCACATTCTCTGACTTGTTGGCTGGTCATGTATGGACTGGTGGCACTTCAGGCACTTTAGATGTGTCTAGAGTGTGGCCTAACGGTGCAGATCAGATTATGGGTTTAGCTGCTCATAACAATTACTTCTTTGTCTTTGGCAAGCGTCAAATCTTGGTTTATCAAGGTGCAACAACGCCATCCACTATGTCCTTGGCTGACACCATCGCAGAGATTGGATGCTTGTCTAGAGATTCAATTGCTACTACTGGAACTGACATTATTTTCTTGTCAAACAGTGGTGTGCGTAGTCTGTTGCGTACTATTCAAGAGAAGTCTGCACCTTTGCGAGACTTGTCAAAGAACGTGCGTAATGACTTGATGACCAATGTGAGTTCTGAAGTATTGGCAAACATCAAGGCTGTTTACTCAGAATCTAATGGCTTCTATTTGTTAAATTTGCCTGTTACTAAGATGACCTATGTATTTGATACAAAGGCACAGTTACAGGATGGTTCATCAAGGGTAACAACTTGGGATTCGATTGAGCCTACCAGTTTCTATTCACGCCGTAATGGTGATTTACTGATTGGCAAGAGTGGTTATGTTGGCAAGTATGGTACTTATCTAGACCATGCTACGACATACCGTATGCAGTATTTCACCAACTATGCAAACCTGAATGAGACAGAGGTTACATCTGTTGTTAAGCGGATTTCAGTAGTTGTCATTGGTGGTTCTAACCAAGGCTTCATCATCAAGTGGGGTTACGACTTCTCTGGTCAATATTATTCGGCAACACTTAACATTCCTGTGACTACTGTTGCTGAGTATGGAAGGGCTGAGTATGGCGACAATGGTGTTCCTGTTGCTTATTATTCTTCTGGTATTCAATTGAGTACGTTGGTTGCTCAAGCATCAGGATTTGGTAATGTTGTGCAGACTGGATATGAAGTGCAGATAAATGGTTCGCCAATCAGCATTCAAAAGATTGAAATTCAAGCCAAAGATGGCAAAACGGTTTAAGGAGATACAGTGAGTAATTACACAAAAACCACGAATTTTGCGGCTAAAGATGCTTTGGCCTCTGGCAATGCTGGCAAGGTTGTCAAGGGTGCTGAGATTGACACTGAATTTACAAACATTCAGACTGCAATTGCAACCAAGGCTGATGGCACTTTTACGAACTTCTCGTTTGTAGAGACATCTAACGTCTTGTATATCTATAACTCATCTACTGCTGTTGCAAAAATTGATGCTAGTGGTAATTTCACTGTGTTGGGCAACGTGATTGCTAACGGCACTATTTAAGGAGAATAACAATGGCAACACCACAAGAAGCTGAACAAATCAAACGTGACTTGATTGAGTCAATTAAAGAAGAAGGTCTTGACCCAAATATGTTGATGCAACTGGGTGAAATGGCTGAGTCCGCTTTAAAAGACAAGTCTTTGTATCCTCAGTTCTTGCAAGCTGTTGTTGATAATGATTTAGCTGAAGAAGCAGACTTTTCTGGTGAAATTGACTATCAACTTATTGGCCTCTTTATTACCACACGAGAAATTGTTAAAGAAATGATGGCCTCTGGCGAATTAGGAGCATGATATGGGACTGAAGAAACTTGGTAAATGGGTAAAGAAGAACATTAAGCCCATAGCGACAGTTGCGGCTATTCTTTACCCGCCACTCATTCCGATGATTGGTTCTGCACTTGTTCCTGCTGGCGCTAGTGCTGTAGTGACTGCTGCGGCTGGTGCGGCTGCTCTAAGTGGTGCGGCAAGTGCTGTTGCTGGAGATAAACCCGCAGACATCTTAAAGAATGCGGCAATTGGAGGCATAACTGGCGGTACGGTTGCTGCTGTATCTCCAACTGCATTTGACAGCGGATTGTTTAGTGGTGGTGGTGCAACTTCTGCGGCTGCTCCTGCTGCGACAGAGGGTGTTGCAAATGGCTTAATGGGTAGTGCATTGCCAGTTGGTGCTGGTGCTGGTGGCACACAAGCTGTAGCTGCTTCTACTCTTGGCTCGACTGCGGCTCAATATTTGACTTCTCCAGCAGGAGTTTCTGCGGCAACTCAGGTTGCTAGTGATGTTGCCTCCAAAGGTCTAATTGGTGATGTATTGACTAAGGCATCTCAACTGACTGGTTTGAGTGAAAGCACTTTAGGTCAACTTGGTTCTGCTGGTGTTCAGGCATTGCTCAGTGGTTATGCCGCTAAGACAACTGCTGAACAACAAAGACAAGCTGCTCAAACCCAAGCAGATGCCACAATTGAAGCTGCTCGTATTGCTGCTGAAGCCAATAAGTTTCGTCCTGTTGGAGTAACTACACGCTTTGGCTCATCTAACTTTGGATATGATGCACAAGGCAATCTAGTCACTGCTGGTTATACGCCAACTGCTGAAATTACTGGCTATCAAGATCGTCTGAGAACAATTGCTGGTCAAGGAATGACTGATATTGAGGGTGCAAGAGCAGCTTATCAGCCTTTGACTGGTGCAGCACAGAGCCTGTTTAGCCTTGGTCAAGGTTATCTTGCCAAGTCTCCTGAACAAGCTGCTGCTGACTACATCTCTAAACAACAGGCATTGATTACTCCTAGCCGACAAACTCAATTGGCTGAGTTGCAGAACAAGTTGTTCCAACAAGGTCGTGGTGGTGCTACTACGGCTCAAGGTGGGAACTTGATGGCTACAAGTCCTGAACTTGCGGCTTACTACAACGCTTTGGCTCAACAAGATTTGGTTCTTGCGGCTGAAGCTGACCAAGCGGCTCAACAGCGTCTTCAGTTTGGTGCTGGTTTGTTTGATACTGGTGCTGGTTTGCAAGGCAAATATTATGCTGGTCAAACTGCGGCATATCAGCCATTTGCTACCGCTATGGAAACATCTGCAAAACTTGAGAATTTGGCACAAGTACCATTGACTCTTGGCACTGCAATTGGTGAAAGAACTACGGCTGGTACGGCTGCTGCTGGTGGCTTGTTAAGTGAAGGCATTACAAATGCGGCAAGAACTATGGCTCCTAGCAATGCTTACAGTTTGACTGGAGATGTCCTTGGTGGTATTGCACAAAGTCCATTGGTGACAAGTGCTATTGACAGAGCATTTGGTGTACAACCACAGCAAACAGCATATTCAGATGCAGATAAATTGAAATTGCTTCAAACAATCTTTGGAACATAAGGGGTAAGACATGGCGACATCAGAAATCTTAGGATTGTTTCAATCTCCAGATCAATACAGGGCTGCTCAAGAAGCTGCAATGCAACAGCAGTTTGCTCAACGTGCCAATCTTGCTCCTTTGCAAAAAGCTAGTATTCTTGGTCAACAAGCTGGTTACAGACTAGGCCAAGGTATTGGTGGTGCTTTGGGTGGTGAAGACCAACAGTTGAAGATGATTTCACAGCGTCAAGCACTGGCTAATCAGTTAGACCCTAATAACCCTGAGTCATACATGAGAGTTGCTCAAGCTGCTGCTCAAATGGGTGACCAACAATTTGCTATTGCTATTGCCGATGCTGGACGTAAAGCGGCCTCTGAATATGCTCTTATTGCACAAAGAACAAGAGAAAAACAAGGTGCTGACCCATTTGAACAACTTGTACGTTCAGGTAAATACACTCCTGCTAGTTTGGCAGCATACAGAACGTCTCAAAATGTTGCAGATTTGGAACTCATTGAAAAACCAACAAAAGAAACTCCAGCAAACATTAAGGAAATTGGTGTTGCAGTAGGAACTCCTTACGCCGTTTATCTTGATGTAAACAATGACCAACAGTTTACTTATCAACAAGATGCCAACGGCAAGCAAGTTCGTGTTCCTTACACTGGCGGTGTTGATAGAACAACTGCGAAAGTTAGTGCATCTTCATCTTCACAACAAGAATCTGAATTCTCTAAAGACCTTGGCAAAGCTGATGCTGAAAGAGTTAAGAATGCAATGACTTTAAGGGAGAACTCAATATCTGCATTAACAACTTTACAAGGATTATCTAAGTTAGATGAAAAAGGCCTGATAAGTGGTTCATTTGCAACTGGTCGTGTTGGTGCGGCTAATATTTTGGCTACAGTTGGTCTTATTAGCGAAAAAGATGCAGGTGTTCTTGCAAACTCACAAAACTATCAAAAAATCTCTGGAGATTTAGTTCTTGCTACTCTTGGTGGAAAACTTGGTTCTGGATTTTCTAACGAAGATCGCAAATTTATTCTTGGTTTAGTTCCTCAATTGGAGACAAATGCACAAGCACGAAGACAACTCATTGATTTCATGGTTAAAAAGAACACTGATATTGTTACAGAAACAACCAGACTTGAAGATTATGCTCGTGATAAAAAGTCATTGAAGGGATTCCTTCCAAAAATTCCAATTTTTAATGTTGGCGATGGTATAAATAAACCAGTTAGCCAGATGACAAGACAAGAGTTATTGGATGAAAAAGCACGTTTGCAAAGCAAATAAAACTGAGGAATATTCATGGCAACATTAGCTGAAATTGAAGCAGAACTTCAAAAGCGTGGCGTAACTACTTCTAGTGGAAGTGTTTTAGAGCCAGAAGGAACATCATACGATGAGTTTAAAAAATTTACTGAGTCCTTGTTAAAAGGTTCTGCTAAAGGTATTGTTGACATTGTTGGTGGCTATGGAACTTTGTATGACTACCTCAAGAAAAGTAATGACCCAAATGCTTTTTCAGGTACAGGCATATCACAAGCAATTAAAAATCTGACTGGAATAAATCTTCAATCTATACAAGGTTATAGAGGAGCATATGAGTTTGGTCAAGCTGGCGCTCCTGCTGCTGCTCTGACTGCTGCTGGATTGCCGGGTTTATTTAGCCGTACTCCTCTTGGTGTTGTTGGTGAGTTTGGTGTTGCTGGTGGAACAGGATTGCTTGCTCAAACTGTTGCTCCTGAAAGCCCATTTGCTCAACTTGCAATCCAATCAACACCATATGCAATAAAAGGTGGCGTTACTCAGGCAAGAAAGGCAATTACGGCTCCTGAAGGCCAATTTCCTCCTGTTGCAGAAGCAAGTGAGTTGGCTAGGGTTGGTCGTTTAACTCCGGGAGAACTTGGATTAAGTAGAGAGCAACTTGCTACAGAAGCATCTGTTGAGCGCACTCCTTCTGCTGGTCAAAAGCCAATCGAGTTTAGACAAGCACAAGCCTATGATGTTGAATCTTTTGTCACTAACTTGTTCAACAAGGCAAGTGGAAAGACATTGACACCAACTGAAACAACTCAAGCTGTTCTTAGTTCTTTTAATAATTATGGAAAGTCATTAAGCGGCAAGTTAAGGGCTGATTCACAAAAATATTTTGGTGATGCAAAAAAATCAGGTGGCATGGTTGATACATCAAAACTTGTGTCTTCTGTAGATTCTGTTCTTCAAACCCTTCCAGCAGAAACACCATCTTTAGCTGGTTTAAGAAATAATTTGCAAAACATAATTGATGAATACACTATTGTTGACAACCAAACTAATCAAAAGACTATTCAGCCAATATCCATTGATAGACTGCAAAAAAATCTTTCTGCATGGGGTGAGGCATCTTATTCAGGAAAAGCTGACTTTGGTGCTGGCAATATATTTGAAGGAGTTGCTCCCGGACAAGCTAAAGGAGTTGCAAAAACGGTTCTTAATGGCTATAGACAAGCCCTTGATGATGCAATTCAACAAGGCGTACCCGGTGCTGATAAATTAAAAATAGCTAGAGATAAGTTTAAAGAAAACTTAGCACGAATTGAAGAGTTTGCAGATAGACCTCTGACAAAAGCATTTGACAAAGAGCGAGTTACAGATTTGGTTCCTGAAGAGGTTATTGCAAAACTCAAAGACCTTCCTTTGTCTCAACGTCAATTTTTGATTGATGTTATGGCTAAGAATCCTAATGCTCAAGTGACTGAGGTTTTAAACTCAATTCGCAGATCAAAGTTTGATGATGTTTTAACTTCTGCTCAAGTCAAAGGTGGTGCATCTACAGACCCAACTTTCAATATTAAGTCTGCTCTTTTAGAGTTAGACAAAAAATCTGGTGAATTTGCTGATTTGTTTCCAAATCCAAAAGATGCAGCAGAAGCAAGATTGGCTATGAATTGGATGCGAAAAACATTGGCTAGTGAATCGTCTGGTGGCGCTGCTGGACTGAGTGGCGCAGATGTTTATGCTTTGACTGGCGCTGCTGGTGGTACTGCTCCCATGCGTCTTGGCTTGAAAGAGGTTGTTCCTTGGTTGCAGAGTGTTGTTGCAAATCCAAAAAACTTTGCTGATGTAATTTTTAACCCAGATTACAGAAAAGCAATGGTAGACCTTGCCACTCCAAAAACAACGTCTAAAAAGGCGCTGAATGCTTTGGGTACGCTAACCAAAGGTGCATCAATCATGGCGGTAAGGGCTGGCCCTATGTTGCAAACAGAGAGTCCTGAGATGCCAAGCGAAGTGCAACCTCCTTTGCCAACGGATGACAATGTACGACTTCAAGAAATTGAAGATGCCCTTAAAGCACTTGAAGCTCAATAAGGACACAAAATTGACCCAATCAGTATTTGTCTTCTTGCGGCTGGCTTGGTCAAAAACATCCAAGCTGGCTGTGAGCTATACAAGCAAGCTAAAGAGTCTTTTGTTGAGATCAAAGCTACTGCTGATGAAGTCATTGCCATTGGCAAAGAGGTTCATGGGTTCTGGAATCAGCTTCTTGCGTTCTTTGGTAGCAAGCCTAAGCCTAAACCTGTCAAACCTGTTGCCAAGGCTAAGAAGTCAGCTTATGTCGCTGTTGACGAAACTCAAGTCAAAGTTGACATCGTTAAAAACCTCACTGAGTTCTTCAAACTTCAAGAACAACTGGCAACACACATACGAGAAGAAGAAGAAAAGTCTAGAACAGTCTACGACCCAGATCAAAACCACATGGAGGCGGCACTCAAAAGAGTGATGGCCCAACAAGAGATGGACAGGCTTGTTGTCCAGATCAGGGAAACAATGGTCTACCAGAGTCCACCTGAAATGGGCGCTTTGTACAGTTCAGTTTTTGACATGAAAGAGGTCATTCAGGAGGAACAAGATCAAGCAAGGCTGAAACAAGAGGCTAAGAAGAGGCAAGAAGTATGGCAACGCAAGGAGGAAGAAAGAAACTTCCAGCTAAAACTAGCGTACCTAGCGGCGACTACTATATTCCTCCTCTACCTGTGGTTGTGGCTTCTCCTCGTGAGTCGTTGGGGGAAAGCATAATGGGATGGATAGCTGCTTGTGTCTTGGTTGCCTTTTTGCTACCTCTTGGTGCGATGCTTTATCTTGACATATTGGAGGCCAAAAATGAGGTCAAACAACAAGTTGAGAAGGTTGAGAAGTTGAGAAGACAAATTGAACAGGAGAAACGTAAAAATGACAAGACATGAATTTTCACTAGTTATGCTGACCATTTGTGTTGGCATACTTTGCGGTTTATTGGCTGGTTGTGAAGACAGATACCGCTACAAGTGCCAAGACCCTATCAATTGGGAACTTGCTGAGTGCAAACCACCTATTTGTACTGCGACAGGCACTTGCCCAGATCAACTTGTTAAACCAGAAAAGGAGAGCAAATAATGGCAACCATTGGATACAAACCTAATACAAGACTGTCACCAGAGGAGATTGAGGCTCGTGTGTGGGCTTTTGTCATTGTGGTGATTGCACTGATTCTGATTGGTTCGTGCTTCAGCTTCATCTACTCTGTGACCTTTGTGACTCAGCCTATGGTTGGCATGGCTCCCATTGACAAGGTTTACACCAAGATGCTGAACGACATCATGTTGCTTTGCACTGGTGTCTTGGGTGGTGTTGCTGGTCGTAAAGCCGTCTCTGCTGTGGCTACTGCTACTGCCAAGGCTGAAGCCACTGACAATGACCCTGAGCCTAAGTTGGAAGCCAAGGAATGAGTCTATTTAACCCTGCTGTTTGGATTGGCTTCTTGTTGTCGTTAGCGGCATCATTTGGCTTTGGTTACTACAAGGGTGGAATTGACGAGTATTTGAAGCAACAGGCTGAGATAGCTCGTTTAAACGATGAGGCTAGGCAGAAGGAACAAGCACTGGTAACTGCTGTCCAGACTCAAGCAACTCAATTGGTGAAAGCTGAACAAAATGCAAAAGTTTTATCTCAAAAGCGTAATACTGACATCGACTCTGGCGCTCTCAAGCTGCGGATTCCTGTCAAAGCCCCCATCTGCCCCATACAAACCTCCACAGATGCCCCCATTACCGAGCGATCTGACGGAGGAACAGCCGAGATTCAGCCAGAAGTTGCTAAAGCTATTCTCGCCATCGGAGACGAAGCAGACACCACAGTGAGAAAACTCAATGCGTGTATAGCGGTATATAACCAAGTTCGTGAAATGCTTAACCAGAAAGGAAACCCATGAATGCAGAACAGTTGGCGCAAGCCTTGAAGATGTCACCAGCCAAAGCAGAGGAGTGGATTGATGCAATCAATGAAACTTTTGATCGTTTTGACATTTCTACTCCTGAGAGACAGGCTTGTTTCTTGGGTCAATGCGCTCATGAGAGTGCTGGATTCACTGCCCTCAAGGAAAACCTGAACTACTCTGCTGAAGGTTTGACTAAAGTCTGGCCTAAACGCTTCCCTTCATTGGATGTTGCACAGCCTTACCATCGCAACCCTGAAAAGATTGCCAATAAGGTCTATGCTGATCGCATGGGTAATGGAGATGAGGCTTCTGGTGAAGGTTTTAAGTATCGTGGTCGTGGCCTTATCCAATTGACAGGCAAGGACAACTATGAGGCTTGTGGTGAGGCTTTAGGTGCTGATTTGGTTGGTGACCCTGACCAAGTTTCTAACCCTAAGTTTGCTGCCTTGAGTGCTGGTTGGTTCTGGGATAAGAACAAGCTGAATCAGTATGCCGATTCCAACGATATGACCACCTTGACCAAGCGCATCAATGGTGGCACACATGGCATTGACGATAGGATTGCTCGTACTCAGCAAGCCATTGACGTATTGATGGCCTAATCGTCTAGGAAGAAGAGCAGGGCGACTACAGCTAGTAGCGTCACTGCTCCTCCCAATGCAAGTACAAGCAAGATGTTGATGACGTTACTCAGCACTCTTGACCTTCCATTCACGTTCGTTACGTCCTGATTTTGACTTGACTGTGCGTCCTGTCAACTCAATTAAGTCCATATTGGACAACTCGTTTAAACGTCTTGCAACCTGATTTGAGTCCAAGCCGCTATGTTGGGCTATCCCATCTTTGCCAAGCGCACCATGAGCCTTTAAACAGTCCACAATGATGCCAAAGTGCTTGGAGGCCAAGTCTTTAGCTGAATCTGCTGCTTCAAAGCTGGTAATTGGGTCTGAATTTCTCACTCGACCAAAGATAGGCAAGTCAAAGAACTTCTTTACGCCACCACCAAAATGTATATCGTCTAATTTACTCATCATTCACTCCTGTTAAGTTAGCGGGTACTCACTTACGTTTTCCCCATTTAGTCACATCAAAAAGGCAAATCTGAGTCCAGATCGTCAAAACCAGCTTTAGGCTTGGCCTTAGCTTGTGGTGCTTGGCCTTGTTCTTCTTTAGGGCTGAGAGCCAAACCCATGAACTTGCCGTTCTTGCCTTCTTTAATCCATGCTGAGAGCCAGTATTCCTGACCATTCACTCTTACATTTCCTTTGTAATGAGGATGAGACTCTTTTTCACGCTTGTCATTAGAAAAAAGGACACCTGAGTTGTCACGCTGTTCCATATTTACACCTTAATTTCATTGAGTTTTTTAACTTTGTCATCCACTTCCACAAGAAACTGGATAACCTCTTTTTCGAGTTCTGCAATGTACAAGTCATTGCGCTCGATTCTTTTGATGAACAACTGAAGATGGCTAGGCATTCGTGGGTCAAAACTCACAAAATCACACCAACTTCTGTCTGCACATCGCATCTGCCACTGCATCTGGTCAAAATACTTCTTTGATGGTTCTTCACCAAGAATGGTGTCGATATGGGTGGCAGTGTTTGGACATTTGATCTCTAGGCATCCATCGTCACCCACCAAGCCATCAGGAGAGGCGGCAGACATAGGAATACTAGGATGGTCAATAGCACCTACCTGATCGACCATATTGCCTGTCTTAGCCTCGTATGCGGCTCTGGCAAAGGTTTCGTTCTCGACCCCCCATTCCATCGCAGCATTTGAGTAGGATTCAGCAACAGTCTGAGTCATGCGTTCCACGACCAACTGTGCCATGTAGTTAGCTCTACTGGTGCTGTAGCCTGTCTTTGTCTTGGCAACAATGTCAGAGATACGAGAAGCAGTAGCCTTCCCCAGTCTTTGTTGATGCCATTCTGGAGAGCCTTGTACGATGTCAGTCATGCTTCCCTCGCTTTCAACATTGCGTCTGCCATTTCATAGGCTTCTTTTGCTGTATCCAACATAATTCCTGTTGGGAAAGAACCGCTTGCATACATACATTGCATAGCCTTTGCCGCAAAATAATCGCGCAAACTCATTTCTGAGTAAATTGGATTTTTTTTATCAGCAGTACGCTTTGCATCTTGCTTTACTGATTCAAATGTGTGATAAGTCATTTCAATGCCCCTTTACGCTTTTCCTTGGCATCAATCACTTTCTTTTGCCAGCCCTTATCAGAGCCGCAAGCAGAGTAAGCAGCAGTGTAGACATTCTTCAGTTCTTCCATGTTGGATGCCGCATCAATAGCCGCTAAGTGGTCAATCATTGCGCCTACGTCTACGTCTGAACCTGAGTC